TCAATATGTTACGTGTCCGGTTATTCCCCGGTTTTTCCACAGCGGTATTATTAAACTGGCCCGCCAACCTTAGGTGTTAGGTAATATGTAACCTTTAGGAAGCCATGAAACAAACATACTTTTGCCTTTTTTAGTTTTGCAAGTATCACAGACCACTTTACCTGCGTGTGGACCTGTAGGTTCGTTGATGATTTCCCAGTTATGTTCTTTGTGAATGCCTAGGTGTTGCTTGAGATTGTCTCTTTGAGTATGCCATGTCTTGTCAAATCCAGTTTTCGGCTTAGTCCAATAAGGATCATTTAAAAACGCTGTATCGCTTTTATTTGTCTTAGAGTAATTTAGCTTCGTCATGATTTTAAATTTTTGTTTTAATGTGAGAGCCATGGACACGGACTTGTATGTGTCCGTTATAGTATTCGTCGGATTCTAATACTTTGCGGTCGAATTGTTCGCGGGCCTCAATGTAAGATGTTTCTGATTTACTTTTGCAGTAATATAATATTTCGCGGGAGAAGTTTTGTTTGCCCAAGGTGTCTATGTCTTTTGTCAGCTCAACACTGGAGCCGTAATATTCTTGCCAATCCGAAGCAATTTTGCTGCGGATCTTTTTCTTTTTCTTTGTGCCGTTCTTTAACTTTACAGTCTTGTAGGTCGTTTTACTAAATTTTGCTAATTTTTTGCCAATATATTTGCGACCCGAGACAGTATTGGTAATGCAATATACAAAACCTATACAGTCTTCGGGTAGCTCTTCGACTACTGAACCTTGATAAGTCCAGTTGTTCAATTATTTTGCTGCCTTAGCTTCTTTGCGAGCGTTCTTTTCTGCTGTAATTTCATTGCGTCTTGCTTTTACTAGCTTACTTAACTCTCCAAGAGCCTTGCGACTGCGAGTTCCGGCTGCACTATTGCCGCCTGTAAATTTTGCATCCTCTGCTAGAAATTCTGCAAACTGTGCTTGTAATTGTTCATTGATTGTTGTCATTTTTATTTCCTTTTGTTTTGCGCCCACGCTTTTTTGGTATAGCTTTGAGCCTGGCTTTTTCTGCTTTTGCTTCTTTTATTGCAGTTCGTTTAGCTGCAATGCTTTCTCTACGGATCTTTTGACCCTGTCTTCTCATGTCGTTGGCAATAACACATATTTGATGTAGGTGTTTTCTAGTGGCAAATCCTGTTTCTCTGCCAATGTATTTTACAAACGACATATGTGTGTTATGCAGACCTGCAAATTCAGTAATCAGCTGAGAATACATTTCTGTATACTTGTTTATCTCTTCATTCAACATAGTCGACATCGTTTGAGTAACTGGTAAATCCATTTTCTTTGATAACTCTAAGGACGTTGTTTACACGACCTACTAATTCATCTTTATGACTTATCAAGTATATATTCTTATTGCGTTCCCGTGCCATCTTTTTTAGAACCGCAAGACCTGCTTCGACACCTGCTGCATCCATTCCTGCATCCATAAGCTCGTCAACAAACAACAAGTTAATATTCTGATACAGACCTTCCCATACATCACGGAATGCAAAGCTCATGGACAGGATTAAACGATTACGTTCACCTCTAGATAAGTTGTCAAAGTCTAGGTCTTGACCTAACTGAGTAATCTCAATAGTAAGATCATTTAGGAATACTACCTTGTGCGGTAGTCCTAGTTTGTCAATATAGTAGGTCAATCGCTTGTTCAAGTAGGTTAAGTTCTGATCGATAATCTTCTTACGAACAAAACTGTCCTTGTTTGTCAGCAGTTTGTAAAGGAATTCTTGATGATCTCTAACTTTGGCAAGAGCGTTCACTTGATCCCAGTTGATTTCTTGAATCGCAGTGTTCTTTAGATCTTCGATTTGCTCTTCATAAGGATTAGCTTCGTCGATCTTCTGTGTTAATGTGCGCTCTAAACTGGCAAGATTGTTTTTATGACCTAGTGCTTCTGCTTCTGTATCGTAATAGGTGTTGGGTCTATGTGGTTGCTCACCAGTTCCTATTTCTTCTACAATTTTGGTATAGTCAGCACTTACTTTATCAAAGTAAGTTTGTGCATCTAATAAATTATTAGCAGCGGTTGCCAGCATTTCATCATGCTTATGATCATGTAGATCCTGTTCGCAAGCAGGGCACTTCTTATCATCGAGTAATTTAATCTCTTTAGTATATCTGTTTAGTGTGCGTTCCGCTTGAATCACTGCTGACTCTAGAGTAGCACGTTGTTTGTTAAGACTGCGAATGCGAGCATTCTCTTCATCCCATGCTTTTAATGCAACATGAGCTGCTAGTTCTGCATCTATATCAACTGATTCTAGATTAACAATGGCTTTACCTAGTCCTTCTATTTCAGTTTCTTTCTTAGATTCCCAAGCACTGCTCTTGAGTTGCAAACTGTTGATGCTCTTTTGAACATTTTCGTTAGCACTCTTAATACCTTCAATCTTAAACTGTGCAGCGGTGATGCTGTCTTTAGTTTCTTTGATCAATAGCTTTAGTGCTTCTGCCTTTTCACTCAGTTGAGTAATGCCCAACAACTGTTCAATTACTTCTCGTTGTTCAGCAGCCTTCATACTCAAGAAGGGTTCTGTGTAGGTGTTGAGTGCAACTAGGTGTTTGAACATAGTGTGGGACATTGCCAACATCTGTTCAATGCTTTTCTGTGTTTCACGGCTGTCACCTTGTGCTTCATCTTCGTCTTTGCTCTTTAATTCTTGATCATTAACGAACAATTTCAGTACATTGGGCTTACGGCCCCGCTCAATACGATACTTAACACTAGATTTTTCAAACTCAACAGTAACTAACATGCCTTTGCCGTTGGTCTTGTTGATCAGGTTTTCTTTTTTGATGTTGGTCAGTGCTTGACCGTATAATGCATACGACAATGCATTGACAATGGTGGTCTTGCCTGTGCCGTTACGAGATCCTGTGTCGTCCCCACCTAGATCGTGATTAGAGCCCAGCACTAAAGTTAAAAGTTCTTTGTCAAAGTCAACGGCTTGTGTTTGATTTCCTACTGATAGAAAATTTTTCACGGTGATATTACGGATTTTAAAACTCATAGATTATTATAAATGTCTAGTAAAACTGCCTTATCGAATTGGTCAGATTCAATATTAACTAGTTGTTCTGATACAATCTGGTCCACACTTTCAAATTTAGTGTCCGGATTGTCATCAATGTTGCCTTCTAAGTTAATTTTATCTTGAATAAGACTGATTTCTCTGATGTCATACTCTTGAGTAAAGGTTTCTTTGATAAAGTTTGCTTCTTCGTAACTGATATCGATGTCAAGACTGACTTTAAGGTGCATCTTGCCCTTCATGATATCGTCCTTCTTGTCAATTAAGTCGCTTAGTTTAACATGACGATACTTAGGACAGTTAGGCCAGTCGATGAATTTAGGTTCCCCACCCCAATCCATAACCATCATACCTCGGGCATCATCGCCTGTATCTGCAAAGTTATGTGGAAAAGCATTACCAATGTAGACAATTTTATCACGCTGTTGACGCTTATGGAAGTGTCCGCTGAACACATAGTCTTGATGTTTGAAGTGACTAGCTTGCAATTCACCATGATCAGGCATCTGTACCATAGCATTCATATAGAATAAGGGCAATTCAAAGTGTCCGAACATGTATTTGCTCTTAACTTGACTGATAGTTTTCCACTCTTCACCTACCAACCACGGCACAAGTGTAACATCGCCGATAGTTGTTACGCCGTCGATTACGGTCATTCCGGGAATGTGTTTTCCAAATGCACTACTATGGATATCTCTTTTATCTTTGTAAAACAAATCGTGATTGCCCGGAAACCAGAAGAACTGCTCAAAAGCAGCTCCTAGTTTTTCCAAGCATCGGATACTGGTATCCAGCGTGATCAAGTTGAGACTATTTCGATTATGTGACCAGTCTCCTAAAAAGATTCCAGTATCGCACCCTTCTTTTTTAGCGTTTTCGATATACCAATCTACAAATTCTTCACAATCTCGTAAATGAGTACTACTGTTAGACTTGAGTCCAAAATGTATGTCAGTAAAACAGGCTACTTTTTTAAAAAGGTTCATATTGTTGTTCTCCTATCTAACAGTGTATAGATTTGTTCAAGCAAAGTCAAACATCAGTTTCTTCAGATTCACCTTCAATAGGATCTTCCTCACTCTTTGGCATACGAAAGTTTTTATACAATTCAGCCTGACGAGCAGTTTCTTCTGCGTACACCTGTTGATTTTGTCTAGTTAAACTAGGAGTCAATCCGTGCGATTCTAACATGTCATCACGGATATTTTGGTTTTTCTTTTCAATATTAAGCACTCGAGTAAAGCTGTTGGTCACTGCGGCTGTATAATAAGCGAATGGGTTTTCTGATTTACTTTCATCAAACTGTAGACCAATTTGACTTAATTGTAAAATAGCTTGTCCACGCATTTCTTCAACATAGGTATAACCACGCCAATTAGATCTTTGAGCATAACGTTCACTCAGTTTGATAAACATCTTGCCTAAGTTTTCAGTTATGCGTCCGTGATCTTTGCTAAACCTACCAGTGTCTAATGGACCTTTCCAATGACTTTTGCCCACACATTCTAATTCGCCGCCATCATTAAATTTCCAATGCTGAAATGGCGGAAAATTTACTTTATCATGACTGTCCGCAGTTGTTTTAGTAGTCTTCTTGCGGCCCGGTGCTAGGGGAATGTGTTCAAATGTCATAATTCGAAACACTAAATCAGTTTTAGCAATAGTTGTGTAGTCTGGAGTACACTCTGCTAGTTTAATTTTTTTATCACCTGATAGACGAGCAGCCGTAAATGCTTCTAGTCCCATTCGCTTTGCCTTATTCCTCTTTGCATCTGCAACAGTCCGTATGTTAATTTTATCTAAATTTGATAGAATTATATCGTGTTGACTGTATTCTTTTTTGGTAAAACTTGAAAACGAACACTTACTTCTATGTATTTCTGATAATAAGTCTCTGTTGTTTAAGTATTTTACCTTTTTTCCGTTAGGGGTCAATGTTGTTGTCATTATTTTTATGAATCCTTGATAAGACATTGTAGCAGGTACGAAACGGCAATGTCAACCATTATAAGAGTGTTTTATTTATTGGTAAATACCATACATAGGAAAAATACAAATGTCATTTAACCTTCCATCAATTATAGGAAATACCCAACAAGCCGCCACCGATCAGTTTGGTTCATTGTCCGCCACCGATCAGTTTGGTTCATTGTCTGCTGGCTTCGGCAAACGAATAGTTTCCAGAGTGTCCCCGGGAGCTATCAAACCTGCTGATCCTAAAGTTATAACTAATATAGTAGATGTTAATGGTAACAAATTAGGAAAAGATCTAAGAGTTAGAATTAAAGTTCCCCCGATCTATCTTACTAATAAGACTATAGGTCTTAATAATGAGATGGGCGTTTCAAACTTACACGGTATAATTTTCCCCTACACACCTTCAATTAATGTAGAGTACAAAGCAGAATACACTTCTCAAACACCACTTCATGCTAATTTTCCTATAAATTTTTATCAAAAGTCGTCAATAGGAAGTATCTCTATTGCAGGAAAGTTTTCTGTTTCAAATTCTGATGATGCGGCAATGTATATTGCAACAGTTCATTTATTAAAGGCATTGACTAAAATGAGATCTGGGGGAGCAAGGTCCGGAGACTTTGATAGCGGAGCTCCGCCACCGGTATGTAGATTGTTTGCTCATGGAGAATGGATGTTTAATAATGTTCCTGTAGCAATTACTAATTTTAGAGTAGAGCTTCCTGATACGGTTGACTATTTTACTATGCCTGAAAATAGTGTATATGGAACAACTTCGGTTCCTATTATGTCAACTATAAGCATAACATGCTTGCCTATGTACAGCAGAAACGAAATGCAACGATTTAATGTCACTGATTATCTAAGTAATAACAATGGCTTTAATAAACGAGGATATCTATAATGGCGTATAGTAAAGAAAGTCCATATTTTAGAACTGAGATTGTAAACGGTTACTTGGATGTTATGAGTCTCAGGGATCTTCCTAATGAAAAAGACGACATTCTTTTTGAAATTACAAATACATATGAGAATCGTCCTGACCTACTTGCATATGATCTTTACCAGGACGCTAGATTGTGGTGGGTATTTTCAATTAGAAACAAAAATAAATTAAAAGATCCAATATATGATATGAAAGCCGGAACAAAAATCTATCTTCCTAAAATGACTAC